AAACGCCTTCTGTTCTGGCATCGGGTGCACCAGGCCGACGACCCCGGAGCCCCGGAGCTGGGCGATGTCATCGGCGCGGGCGGTTGCCTCCGGCTGGTCATTGCCGTACACGACCAAGCGCTGCATTGCCATTCCCTCGAGGAAATTGAGCCAGAGGTACAAAAGCTTCGCTTGCGTCTCATAGCACCACCATGAAACTTCCATCTCACTAATACCAGTGAGCGGCTCCCGGTGCTTCCCGTGGGTGTAAACGTACGAGCGGATCTTCGGGATATCCACATACCCCGGGACCTTCTGGCGCCGGGACAGCATCAGGTTCCCGCCGAACAACCACACCTGCTGGCGGAACCCGTTCGGCTCGCCGGTGCGGTCGTTGTACCTGGCCTGACACGTCGCAGGGGGGCGGTAGGCGACTTTATCGTAAATTATTTTGCCGTCGTCGCGGACGCGGAACGTTTTCTCGACCGGGTAAGAAGAAGGCACGGCGGAATATTTGCGCGCTCGTGATCTGGCCGACCAGCGAGCTGATCGGCGTTTTCATACCGCCGTCTTCGTCAGGGGTCATTAGGACGGACTGCACGAACTCAGCCTCGCCCTTGTCGCCGCCGGCGGGCTCGATCGTGTACGGGGCGCCGCGGATCGGCAGGGTAAGAACCTGCTCGATCGCCGAGCACATGCCGTTGCGGCCGAACATTGTCTTCATGTCACGCGCCGACCACTCCCCGTAATCAAAGACATCCCCTTCACCGTAGTAGGCGAACAGTCGCTGACCGTAATCGACACCGTTAAGAACTGGGTCCCTATCTCGGGACCCAGCAGGGCACGCTTACCGCCACCATAGCTACGGGAGCCCTTCGGCGGCAGGTCAGGGAACGCAATCACATTGGCGTTACCGGATGCCATCTTCTTGCATCACCCCCTCTCCGCTGCCCGTTGCATGTGCATATGCACGTGCGTCTAGGGCAACGATACAGGGATGGCGGTCAGGCGCGATCGTTGCGGCGCGCCGCTGATGGTATCCCCGTTCACTGGCGTCCAGGTCTTCCCCGAACTGCCGGTCGCGCCGCTCCACCTCGGCACGCCGCAACTCGTAGCCGGCCTGCCAGATCAGGTGGCAGGACACGGCCTCGATCCCGGCGAGGGCCTGCGCGGCTGCCCTGGCCGCCGCGCCTTCCCGCACGGCCTGGTACAGGCTCGCGGCGAAGGGGCTCAGCGGCCTGTCCTGGCAGCCAGCCGGCTCATCCATCTGCCAGGGCTGCACGTCCTCGGCCGTGCGCTCGGCGCTCACGTTGTCCCGCCAGTCCTGCGTGGTGGCCATGGGATCCATCTCCTCTGTTGCCTGCACCTTAATTGTACATCAAGACTTGTCGTACATCAAAGCCGCCTGGTATCCTAAGCGGCATGGACGAGGAACCCATTGCGACCGCGCGGGCCAACCTGTCGGAGATCGCCGCTCAGGTGCGCCTGCTGCGGAAAGTCGTCATGCTCACGCGGCGAGGGCATCCGCAGGTCGCGATCGTGCCTGCGGAGCTCGCCGTAGCGGTCGAAGCCGCCGGCGGCCCGGATGCGGTCACGGCACTCCTAGCCCGCGACTCCGGGCAAGAGAAGGCACGGCAAGAGCAGAGGGGAGGTGAACCGCGATGACCACCAAGATCAAGTCACGGCACGGCATGTCCGTCGCCGAGGGCACGTTCTGGGCGTTCGCCATCATCTGCACGTGCGGGCTGGCGTATCCCGCCTACCGGGCGCGCAAGCACAGCCTGGACCGGACCACGACCACGTACCTGCCCGGCAAGTAGCGCGCAGCCCCCCGGGCTTACCGCCACGCCCTGACGTTCCCCCCTGTGCCCGTCGTCTGCCCCTGCGCGGACGGGGCCGTGCCGGTATGGTGGACGGTGAAGCGCACGGCCCGGTGGCACGGGCACGGAAGGCCCCGCCCGATGCGGGGCCTTCTTGCTGCCCGGCCCGTTTATCCTGGCCTGGACGTGGGGAGGGTAGTCAACGCCACTGCCTGACGTTCCCCCGGCGCCCGTTCTCCGGGTGCTGCCGGGTATCGTCCTGCGGCCCGAAACCGTCCAAATCCCACGGTGCGTCCGCTGGTGTCTCCTGCCCCCCGTACGCCCCCCCGTGGGCACCCCGGAGGCGGCGGCGCATCTGGGAGTCCTCGGTCGCTCCGATGTTCCCGAGCTCGACGGCGCCGGCCCACGGGCGCGCGTTCGGCACATGCTCGCCGAGGTGCGGGACGAAAGCCTGCACCACGGCGTCGCCGTCGTCCGTGGACCGGCCGAGGCGCTTGCGGATGTCGTCCTTGCTCTCCACCTGGATCCTCCCGCCTGACGTGACCGTCCACTGGGGTGCCGACAGGTCGCCGAGGAGCATCTCGTCATCGGGGAAGCAGATGTCCGGATCACCGGAAGGGTCCAGCGCCTGCCGCAGCGTCCACCAGGCTTCGCTTCGCCTGTTGACGAAGTGAAATTCCCTTGTGGAATCAACAGCTCGCGATGCGCGGGAAGCGTTGAACGCCAGGACCCTGGCGTGCTGCTCGCGCAGCCGGTCAACGACGCCTGCGCCGATGCCGATCACGTCGACCACGGCGGTGCAGGAACTGTCGGCGTCCAGGATGCCCTTCACCCGGCCGGTGGTCTGCATAGTGTCTTCCCTGACCGACCGGCGCAGCTCGGTGATGACCGGGCCGCAGCGGAGCGCGAGCACGGTACGATCCTGACCCGTCCGCGCCACGTCCACGCCGACCGTGCGGGGCAAGAAGGCGCTGCCGCTTTCCGGGCGCCCCGCGGCCTCCCACTCATGCCAGCGGGCAACTGCGGCTTCCGCCCACGCCAGCGGGATAACCGAGTCCTCATCGCTGGCGTAGAACTCGCCCAGGACGCGGTTCTGGTAGATCGCCGACTCGGTACCCCACTGCCGGGCACGCTGATCCGCCCACTCCCTGGTGACGCGGCCTGCGGTTATGGCGTCATCCAGCGTGACGTGGACCGGATGCCAGTCCTCATAGCCGGCTTTGCGCTTGCAGATGTCATAGAACCGGCCCTGCGGCTGGCCGGGCGTGGACAGCGCCAGGGCGAACGCCTCGGTGCCGCCTTCGCCTGCCCCGGAGAACGCGCCCTCGCAGGCGTCAAACGTCCCGGCGGGGATCGCCTTGGCCTCGTCGTAGACGAACATGAGCGAGTCGGCGTGCGCACCCTCGATCAAGGCGGCGTTCGCGGACGCGGCAGCGAAGGCGGCACCGTGGGTCAGCTTCAGGTTGATGTTCTGGAGCTCGTGCGCACGGGAGAACGGGTGCCCGTCCCGTACCTTGTCCCAGCGGAGCCTGCCGGCCCACTTGTGGATTTCCGGCCACGTGTACGAAGTGAGCTGGTGCCATGAGCCGGCAGTCGTGACGACCTTCCAGTCGACCCCGGCGGCATCGCGGGTCAGGGCGAACCACAGGACTGCGATGGCGGATTCGGAACTTTTGCCCAATCCATGCGGGCCTCGGACAGCCTCGCGCTTGAGCTCGGGCAGCGCACCCAGGATCTCCTCCTGGTAGAACGTCAGGCCGTCGCCGTCGCCCCAGTTGATGCAGTCGCTGGCGAACGCAACCGGGTCGTCGTAGTACCGGGCAACCCCGGCCTTGATCCGGGCGGCGCGTTTCTGCAGCTCCCGCAGGTAGCGGAGCCGCTCAAGCGGGGCTTCGACCCGCAGGGTCGTTGCGGGCAAGTTCCGCCTCCAGGGCGGCGATGTGCGCCTCGACCGTTTCCGGCGTGACGACCTCGATCCGGGACCTGGCCGGAGCCTCGTACCCGAAGATCCGGGCACGGCGGCCGATCAGCCGCTCGATCCGGTCGACCGCGGCGAGGAGCGGGCCGTCATCCAGGACTTCCTCATACAGCGGGATGCGGTTGCCCTTGTCGTCGAGCCGCTCGAAGCCATCATCGTCCGTCTCGTATTCGCCTGTCCTGCGCCGGACCACCTGGCCGTTGGAGTAAGCGACGTGCTCGCGCTCCATCACATCCCAGGCTCTGGCGATGAGCCGGTCGATGCGCTCCAGGTCCAGGCGCTTCGCGTCCTCGGCTTCAGCCGACGGCAGGGCGGCAAAGGCGCGCGTGATTCCGTTATGCGCATGACCGCGGGACGCATAGTCGAGCTCGTCGGCGATCTCCTGAAGGCTGCGCCCCCTGACGCGCATCTCGGCGGCCTCGAAGTCCCTGGCTGCCGTCTTGATGCTCGGGACGAAGCGGCCGTCGCCACCCCGGTTTGTTTGCGCGGTCATGATGTTCGCCCGGTCAGCCGGGAATCTCGCCTGCTACCGCTACCGCGATCTCCGCTTCCCCGCCAGCTCCGGTGATCGCCTCGGCGGTCTCCTCGGCGTCGCGCAGGGCTTCCTCGGCCCGGTCGCGGCGGTGGTGGGCGGAGATCACGAACCGGCCCTCCGGGTCACGCTGGCGGACGTCGAGGACCGCCTTGACGCCGTCGTCGGAGCCGCGGATCTCGTACTCCCCGGCGGGGACACCGTAAGAGAC